TCGGACGCCAAATGGTGCTTTCTGACGGAAGACCTGACCAAAGAAGAATACGAGCGCATGTTTCCGAACGCCTCGCCGGTCAGCTCCATGATGTCGCAGGGCGTGGGCGACCAGTCGTTGAGCCAGTGGCTGAGCGAGGACACGGTCCGCATAGCGGAATACTTCTATTTTGAGCACAAATCGGTCAAGCTCAACCTGTACCCGGACAATGTGACCGCTATCGACGGCACGCCGCAGGACAAACAGCTCAAGCTGATGTTCCAGAAGCCGATACGCAGCCGGAATGTCGATAAAAAGCAGGTAAAATGGCTTAAAACCAACGGTTTTGAAGTCTTGCAGGAGCAAGATTGGGCCGGAAAGTGGATTCCGGTCATTCGCGTTGTCGGAAACGAGTGGGAAGTGGACGGGCAGCTCTACGTGTCCGGTCTGGTGCGCAACGCCAAGGACGCGCAGCGCATGTACAACTATTGGGTGAGCCAAGAAGCCGAAATGCTGGCTCTGGCCCCCAAAGCGCCGTTTATCGGCTACGGCGGGCAGTTTGAAGGCTACGAAAACCAGTGGAAGACGGCCAATACGACCAATTGGCCATACCTTGAGGTCAATCCTGATGTCACAGACGGCGCAGGATCGGCTCTACCGCTGCCGCAGCGTGCTGCACCGCCGCTCGCTCAGACTGGCCTTATACAGGCTAAGATGGGTGCTTCGGACGACATCAAGTCTACCACGGGTCAGTACGACAGTTCACTTGGCGCGGCCAGCAACGAACGGTCAGGCCGAGCCATTCTGGCTCGTGAAAAACAAGGCGATACGGGTACGTATCACTACGTAGACAACCTCTCGCGGGCCATCCGTTACGTCACGCGGCAGCTCGTGGACATCATTCCTAAGATCTACGACACCGAGCGCGTCGCGCGCATCGTCGGCCTTGACGGCGAAGTCGGCATGGTCAAGGTCAACCCACAGCAGCCGGAGCCTGTCAAGTCCATCGTGGACCAGACGGGCATCGTGATGGAGAAGGTCTACAACTTGTCGGTTGGTGTGTACGATGTGTGCGTCACGACCGGGCCGGGCTACATGACCAAGCGTCAAGAGGCGCTGGACGCCATGTCGATGCTGCTTCAGTCGAACCCGGACCTTTGGAAGGTCGCTGGCGACCTGTTTATCAAAAACATGGACTGGCCGGGCGCGCAGGAGATGGCGGCACGGTTTGCCAAAATCATTGACCCGAAGGTTATGGAAGGCGAAGATCAGTCCCCTGAGATGCAGCATGCCAAGCAGCAGATCGAAGCCATGACGCAGCACATGCAGCAGATGGAAGGCATGTTGAAGCGCGTCCAGCAGTCAATGGAAGCCCAACAGCTTGACATCAAGCGGTTCGACTCGGAAGTGAAGGCATATGATGCTGAAACTAAGAGAATTTCTGCGGTGCAGGCTTCAATGTCTGAAGAGCAGATACACGACATCGTCATGGGGACAATCCACGCAGCGATTGACACAGGCGATCTGGTCAGCGGTATGCCGTCTCGTAGCCAGTTGGAACAAAACGAAATGGGCGCAGCGCCTGAAGCTCCTCCACAGATGGGTCAGCCGCCTATGGGTGAGCCGCCTGCTGGACCGCCTCCGCAGCCGGAAATGATGGGACAAGGCCAATGAAACCCGCTGAATTCATCGGTTGCATGTTTTTGGCGCGGGATGTGGCCCATTCCGTCCACCTGAACACGCGCAGCTACGCCAAACACATGGCCTTGAACACCTTCTACGACGAGATTGTCGGTCTGGCCGACTCTTTTGCCGAGGCGTACCAAGGCCGACACGGGCTGGTTGGCCCCATCACGTTGCATTCGGCCAAAAAGACATCTAATATCGTGGAGTTCCTGACCGACAGCCTGGCTGAGCTTGAAGACGCTCGGTATAAGGTCTGTAACAAGGACGAGACGGCCATCCAGAACATCATCGACGAGATCGTCGGTCTGTACCTGACGACCCTTTACAAACTTCGCTTCTTGGCGTGAGGCTCTGATATGGAACTTTTGAACCCGCTTATTGGCGACCAGTTTGTAGCGCGCTCGGTGTCTTTCACCGGCACCGCTGGCTCGACTGGCACTTGGCCCGCTGGCCCACAGGGCGTCGTCGTCTGGTCCGATCAGGCGTGCTACATCTTGGTTGGCGAGGGCGTGACCGCCACGACAGCCAACGGCACACCGCTCCCGGCCAACACGCCGGTCCCCTTCGTCGTGCCTAGCGGCACTGGAGCGCCTTGGCGCGTCAGCGCCATACAGGTCAGCACGGGCGGCACGCTGTACGCGAAGCCGATCAACATCCGATGAGCTTTGGCATCCCCGTCCGAAACGGCCTTGGGCTTGGCCTGCTGGCGTCCACGTCGCTGGCAACCGGGGTTGTTTCTTCTGGCCCCGGCCCCGGTCCCACGGGCAACGGCCTCGTCTGGGGCGCGGGCAACTATCTGGTCTGGGGCGCGGGCAACTTCTTGACTTGGGGTTAACACATGGCTGACATCAACCTTAAGACCCTCACGCCGGACGCGACTATCAACGACAGCGCGTTTTTGTTTGGCGCGGATAGTCAGGCGACAGCCAATCCGTCCGTCTACGCGGTCAGCACGCTGCGCGGGTACATCATCAGCGTGGCAAACACGTTCACGACCACGCAGACCAGCACTGGCAACTTTGCGGCGTTGAACACCAACGCTTCAACGGTCATCACATCGACGCTCTTGGGCGCGTTTTAACAAGGATTAGGACATGGCAACCTCCCCCGTTTATCCGTCCGGCGTTGCTGGCGTAAACAAGACCATCGTCAATTCGGACAGCACCAACTGGGTTACGCTGTACGACAACAGCGCGGGCGCGGCTGCGGTTCGCCTTGAGGCGCTGAACTTGTGCTCTGACGATACTTCCACGGTCAACATTCAGATCGGCGTTGAAGTGTCGGCTGTCCAGTATCTCATTGGCACGGCAAGCGCGGTCACACTGTCCGGTACGAACGGCACTGCGACCATTGTTAACGCCTTGAACATTGTGGGCAACGTTTCGCCCGACGCCATCAAGGTAATCTACATCCCGGTCGGCGGTAAGCTGGTCGCCAAGTCCCTTGTTGCCGTGACATCTGCAAAGACCGTGTCGCTGACGGGCTGGGTGAGGCAGTACGCCTAATGCGCCGCGCTGCGAACAACCTCACTGACGCCTACGCACCTCGCAGACGCAGCGAGATTGTGGGGTTTCCGCTTGCGCCGCCGATGCCGGACTCCTCGCCTCACGGCGTGGAGAGCGTGGACTATGACGGCTGGCAGGGAATTAATACGCAGGTCAATGCCCAAGGCATGGTCGGCCCTAACTGGACGGCGTATTCTAATCTGCTAAAACAGACTGCGGCAAACTCTGTGCCTTCCGGTGAAGGTGTTGTTACGCCAAACGGAACTTATCCGGGTAGTACTGCATATACTAGCGGCATTCTTTTGCTTGATGGGCGCGTTTATTGCGTCCCCAACAGTACTCTTGCGATATCTGCACGTATTTATGATCCCATAACAAACACGACGACGATCCCGTCAGGAACCTATCCGGCTGGTCAGCCGTATGCCGGAGGTGTTCCTCTGCCTGATGGGCGCGTTTTTTGCGTCCCTCTCAACGCAACTTCCGCACGCATTTATGATCCTATAACAGACACGCTAACGACCCCGTCAGGAGTCTATGGGGGGGGTAGTTTTGCGTACAATGGCGGTGTTCTTCTGCCTGACGGGCGTGTCTTTTGCGTCCCTCTTAACGCAACTTCTGCGCGTATTTACAACCCCATAACAGACACGCTAACGACCCCGTCAGGAACCTATCCGGGTAGTTTTGCGTACGGCGGGGGTGTCCTTTTACCTGACGGGCGCGTTTTTTGCGTTCCTTTTAACACAACTTCCGCGCGCATTTATGACCCTATAACGGACACGCTAACGACCCCGTCAGGAACTTATCTGGGTAGTTTTGGACTTGTTGGCGGCGTTCTCCTGCCTGATGGACGTGTCTTCTGTGTTCCTATTAATGCAACTTCCGCACGTATTTATGACCCCGCTACAGACACCCTGATAACACCTGCCGGAAGTTATGCAGGCTCTGACGCATTTTTTGGGGGTGTTCTTACGTCAGATGGTAGCGTTTTTTGCATCCCCAATAACTCAACAACAGCGCGCCTCTACAACCCTGTCACAAATACGCTAACTACTCCGGCTGGAACGTATCCGGGTGGGCAGGCGTATTCTGGCGGCACTCTTTTGCTAGATGGACGGATCTTTTGCGTCCCCCGCAACGCAACAACAGCGCGCATTGCTGGCCCGGCGGTAACACCCGTGTCAAAAAATCGCGCCTCGTCGCCTTACTTTAACAAGTTCTGAGGCCCGTCATGAAGCTGCTGTTAAACTCGCTAAACCAGAATGTTGCCCACATCGACATCATCACCGAACTTAAGGGTGTCTTGAACACCTACGTTGATCAGGCGGCGTTCTGGGCGTCTCAGGCACCAATTGCCACGCAGGACATCACGCCGTCAGCGGACTACGACACCCTGACCGACGAGGCGCTTGTGCTGCTTGGCCCCGACTGGTCACTCATAATCGTGCAGGGCTAACCCCCCCGCCGCAATAGATATTTGACGTCAACGACGCCTTGTCGTAATGTCAAGCCCTAACCGTACTGGTGAGGTTCACCAGGTATCCGAAAGGACGCATAGCATATGAGCGATGAAGCTCTAGAACTACCAGCGGATGACACCGCGCCGGTTGCAGAAGCCACGGCAGCTCCTGTTCCTGTTGATACCCAGCCGGATGAACCCACGACGGAAGCTTCAAAGTCTTTCACACAGGAAGAACTTGACGCCATTGTCGGAAAGCGTCTTGCACGCGAACAGCGTAAATGGGAACGAGAGCAGGCCCAACGCCTAGCCGATCTGGAGGTCCGCAGGGCACCCACGATCAACCCGCCTGATGTCAACGACTTTGACAATGCCCAAGCCTACGCGGAAGCGTTGGCGGAACGCAAAGCTCAAGAGTTGGTCGCCAGACGGGATTCGGCAAAGCAGCAAGCTCAGCTTCTGGATGTCTATCACGAAAAGGAAGAGGACGCGCGGGTCCGCTACGACGACTTCGAACAGGTCGCGTACAACCCAAACCTCCCCGTCACGGACGTGATGGCCCAGACGATCCAGTCTTCGGACAACGGCCCTGATGTCATCTACTGGCTTGGGTCCAACCCGAAGGAAGCTGGCCGTATCGCTGCCCTTCCGCCCATCCTGCAAGCGCGAGAGATCGGTCGAATTGAAGCCAAGCTGGCTGCAAGCCCTCCGATTAAAAAGACCTCAAATGCTCCCGCGCCTATTAATCCGATTGCAAATGCCAGATCGTCTGGCAAGCAGGTTTACGATACCACCGACCCCCGCTCGATGAAGAACATGAGCACGTCGGAGTGGATTGAAGCCGAGCGTATGCGTCAGATTAAGAAGCAGGAAGCGCAGCGCAACCGCTAGCTCTTGAAAGTGTAAAACAATGGGTAATTCCCTTCTTACCATCGACATGATCACCCGGAAGTCTCTCGAAATCCTTGAGAACAACCTGGTGATTACCCGCAACGTCAACCGCCAGTACGACGACTCGTTCGCCGTTGAAGGCGCTAAGATCGGCTCGACCCTCCGCATCCGCCTGCCCGACCGCGCTCTGGTCACGGACGGCGCTGCGCTTCAGGTTCAGGACGACAACGAGCAGTTCACGACCCTGACCGTCTCCTCGCAGAAGCACATCGGCGTGAACTTCACGTCCGCTGAGCTGACGATGCAGTTGGACGATTTTGCGGAACGTGTGCTCAAGCCGCGTATCTCGCAGCTCGCCTCCAGCATCGACGCCGATGTCGCCAACTCGTTCCTGTCGGTTTACAATTCGGTTGGCACGCCCGGCACCGTCCCGTCCACTTCGCTTGTCCTGCTTCAGGCCCAGCAGAAGCTGAACGAGTTCGCCACCCCGATGTCCCCGCGCTACGCGACGGTCAACCCGGCTGCGAACGCTGGTCTCGTCGAAGGCATGAAGGGCCTCTTCAACCCGACCTCCACCATCAGCCGCCAATTCAAGAACGGCATGATGGGCGAAGGCATTCTCGGCCTTGAAGAAGTCAACATGTCCCAGTCGATCCGTCAGTTTCTGACCGGTTCGGCCGTGCGTACCGACTCCCTCACGGTCACGTCCACCCTGTCTACGCAGGGCATCAGCACGATCTCGTTCTCTGGCGCTACCAACGCGAAGACCCTCGTCCCCGGCGATGTCTTTACGATTGCCAACGTGTACGCGGTCAACCCGCAGGTTCGTGAGTCCACTGGTTCGCTCCAGCAGTTCGTCGTGACCAACACGGTCACTTCGGCCAGCACGGCGTTCACCAGCGTCACGTTCTCTCCGGCCATCTACACCTCAACGAACGCCCTCGCGACCGTTGACTCGTTCCCCGCGTCCGGCGCTGCCGTCACGCTGCTTGGTTCGGCCAGCACCTACTACCCGCAGAACCTTGTGTACCACAAGGACGCGATCACCTTCGCCACCGCCGACCTTCTGCTTCCGCAGGGTGTCGATATGGCCTCGCGTCAGGTCCACAACGGCATCTCGCTCCGCATTGTGCGCCAGTACGACATCAACAACGACCGTATGCCGTGTCGTATTGACGTGCTGTACGGCTTCAGCACAATCCGCCCGCAGATGGCCACTCGCCTCTGGGGCTAAGCTAACCCGCCCCCGGCCAACGCCGGGGGCACCTCCTTTTCTTGAAAGGCTCTTAACATGGCTCTCCCTTCTGTTGGCGGTGGCTATCAGTTTAATGATGGCAACCTGAATGAAGTAAAACTCACCGTTGCCCTTGTACCGACTACGGCAACCGACAGCGCCACGCTGACGGCTGCTCAGTTGCTCAACGGCATCATCATCGGCACGCCGACGACAACGGCCGCTTACACGCTGCCTTTGGCGACCGACCTTGACGCCGTGCTGACGAACTCCAAGCCCGGCTCGACGTTTGACTTCCGCGTCATCAACACGACGACGGCGGGCGTCATCACCGTGACCACCAACACTGGCTGGTCCATCGGCAGCAGCGGCTCGCAGGGTCTTATGACCATTGCGGCTACGGCTGGCACCGTGCGCGCCTTCCGCGCCCGTAAAACTGCTGACGGTTCTTGGGCGCTCTACGCTCTCTCGTAAGCAAACCGGCCCCTGCTTCGGCAGGGGCCACCTTTACAGGAAATTCTATGCACATCTATCTGCGCCACCCGGACCACGGCACCAAGGTCGCCACGATGGACCTTGAAGCGATTTATGATGAAGAGAACGGCTGGACGCGCTATACTCCCGGCCAGCCTGCGGTAAGTGCGTCGGCTAACGAACTGGTCTCCAGACGGCGCGGGCGTCGTCCTTCGGTTGAGGAAGTAGCGGCAGATGACAACGACAGCGGGCGATCAGATTAATGGCGCGCTTCGTCTCCTCGGCGTTCTAGCCGAAGGCGAAACCCCGTCTGCGGCCACGTCGCAGGATGCGTTGAACGCGCTCAACCAGATGATTGACTCGTGGAACACCGAGCGATTGGCCGTGTTCTCCACGCAAGACCAAGTGTTCAGTTGGCTGCCCGGCTTTATCTCGCGCACGCTGGGGCCGACCGGCGACTTCGTCGGCAACCGCCCGATCCTGCTGGACGACTCCACCTACTTCAAAGACCCGGCCAGCGGCATTTCCTACGGCATCAAGATCATCAACCAGCAGCAGTACGATGGCATCGCCGTCAAGACTGTCACCAGCACCTACCCACAGGTGATCTGGATTAACATGAGCTACCCCGACATTGAGATGTACATCTATCCGGTGCCGACCAAGACGCTGGAGTGGCACTTCGTCTCGGTTGAGGAGCTGACGCAGCCCGCGCTGCTGTCTACCGCGCTGTCTTTCCCGCCGGGCTACCTCCGTGCGTTCCGTTACAATCTGGCTTGCGAGTTTGCGCCGGAGTTCGGCATCGAGCCGTCGCCTACGGTGTCGCGCATTGCAATGGCGTCCAAGCGCAACCTGAAGCGCATTAACAACCCTGACGACATCATGGCGCTGCCCTACAGCATTGTCGGAACGAGACAGCGGTACAATATTTTTGCCGGAAATTTCTGATGCAGACGCCCATCCTCGGCTCCGCGTACGTAGCCCGCAGCGTCAACGCTGCGGACAACCGTATGGTCAATCTCTTTCCAGAGATCGTACCCGAAGGCGGCAAGCAGGCGGCGTTCCTCCAGCGTGCGCCCGGCCTGCGTCGGCTGGTGACGGTGGGCCTTGGTCCTATCAGAGGACTGCACGCCTACGGCAGCTACGCCTACGTCGTGTCGGGCAACGAACTGTACCGCATGGACCCCGCGTACAACACCGTGCTGCTCGGCACGGTCGCCAACGACGGCCCGGTGTCGATGGCCGACAACGGCACCCAGCTCTTCATCGCGTGCAGCGGCCCCAGCTACATCTACAACAACAGCACGCTGGCGTTCGGAGCCATCACCGACCCGGACTTCCCCGGCGCGCTGACCGTCTCGTATCTGAGCGGTTATTTCGTTTTCATTGAACCCAACAGCCAGAAGGTGTGGGTCACGCAACTTCTGGACGGCACGTCAATTGATCCGCTGGACTTTGCCAGCGCCGAAGGCGACCCGGACGGCCTGATCTCGTCAATTGTGGATCACTCCGAAGTGTGGCTTTTCGGCACCAACTCGGTCGAGGTCTGGTACAATTCCGGTGCGGCCGCGTTCCCGCTTCAGCGCATCCAAGGCGCGTTCAACGAGATCGGTTGCGCTGCGACGTTCTCGGTCGCCAAGCTCGACAACGCCCTGTTCTGGTTGGGCGCTGACGCGCGCGGCAAGGGCATCGTCTACCGCGCCAACGGCTACACGGGCGTGCGCGTCAGCACGCACGCGGTCGAGTGGCAAATCCAGCAGTACCCCAACATCGCTGACGCCACGGCCTACACCTA